CGCCGACAGCCCCATTAATAGCAACTAAAGAACTTAACTGAGTAGTACCATCGCCTATGAATAACTCACTAGTATCTGAGTTAAATATAAACTGCCCATCTTTTAAAATCAATGTAGGATTAGCAGCAAAGAAAGCTGCATTTTTTTTACCTATCCTTATGTCTACATTTGCCATTAGTTAATCGGGTCTATAATTGTTGATGTGTTATTTGTAATCGTATCTATAATTTGTTGTAATACTTCAACTGTATAAGTGCCACTTGTGTTAAATGTTTGCAATATATTCCCGTCCTGGTCTTTAATTTCAACTAAGAAAGTACCACTTGGAACAGTAGTTCCGCCAACATAAATATAATTGTTAGTTAAAATATTACCCGCTGCAATTGGTAAATTACAACTGTTAGCACCTTGAGGCGAACTTATAGTTAAATCAAAAAAATGTCCACTAACATCGTCATCATTGCGCTCAGTAAAATCAGTTAATGTTACGCTATCATTTACTTTGAAAGCTCCTATTAATCCACTATTTGAAACAGCTCTCAAGTAATTAGGTAAATCAAAACATATTTGCTCAGTATCACTAATTACATGATCTATGTTTGAAACATCTTTGTTAACTAAATCAGAAACAATACATAAATAATTCCTTGTAACGATACCTTTTGATAAAGTGCTATTTTGTAAAATAACATTAAAGAACGGATAAACTATTTCTACATTAGTGTCCGCTTCGGATTCATCACCAAAGTAAAATGAATTTATACCCTTATGCTTAATTGCAAATTGGCTAAATAATTCTTTGTCTTGGTTAATCGTTAACATTCTTTTTTGCAATAATAATCGTTAATATTGGTTTCGTTGTCTCTTATGTAAATCCCGTTAAAATAATTTTTTCTACTTGCATTAATTCCCGAAGTTGTCGCTTCTATATATTTTGGAAAAGTTGTTGTATTATCATTTAAGTAATCCATTAATAGTTGACCGTATGCTTTAGCTTTTAAAGTCCATTCGTCCTTTAATAATTGAACATCGTTTGTGTCGGCTGCGCTTGAGTTAGCTGAGTTTTTAACTTGTATTCCTTTATTTTGATATGCAAATTTAAACGACAAACTAGATTCCGCTTTAATGTACCACGCTAAACATTTAGCGATATAGTTATTAATTAATGCCTTTTCGTTTGGATAAGAAGATAAAGATGGATTTGAAGCTATTTTCGTTTTAATATCCTCATATAATGGAGTACCTAGAATCGGTTGGATATAAATATCCTGAACCATAATTATAGTGCTTTCAAGTTTTTTAAAGTCCACGTTTCCGTCAACTCCTACTAACTTCTTAAAGTAGTCTTCTTGTATAAATAATACGTCTGCCATTATTTCTTAACTTTTCTTAAACGTGTTTCAGCAACCCAAATATGCCTGCAATCAGGATCTACTACTTTTGTTTCAGGATTAGTATAGTAACCGCCTCTAAAATCCCAAATATTAGTACCTCCTACATTTTCACCAACTCCCTTTAAACTAATGCCGTCTATTTCTTCAAAAGTATATTCTTTATTTAAAGACATTAATTTTTTACAAAAAGGACGAGATGAACCTCCTTTTTTCAAACTAGGTTTTTCATCGTTAACCTCATATTTATAAACTGTATAAATTTCATCACTTACAATAGGCTCAGTTTGTTTTTCAATAGCTTTTTCAGTTGGTTTAAAACCTATACTATTACTTTCTAAAAGTCCATTCTTAATTAACCTTGCAATACTTTCTTCCACTTTAGCGAAATCGCTTTGAGTTAACTCTGATAATTCATCAATAGACAGTATCGGATTACCTTTTAAAGCGTTTAAAATAGCGTTGTCTAATTGTTCTACACTAATTACTAAAGCATCCGCAAACTTCATTATTTGGCGCTCATATTTTAAAGCATCAATTTGACTTTTAAACTTTACCTTTTCACGTTTTAAAACAGTATAAGTTGATGGGTCTTCAATAGTTCCTATGCTTTCAAAAACCATTAAAACATTATCAACTTGACTAGACATTTTAGCATCTAATCCATCGTTAATACCTAAAAACTTTTTAACTTGACTAACTTTAAATCCATAAGCCGTTAAACTTGCAATAGCCAAATCAGGGCTTTCTGTTTTACCTGATTTAAACTTTCTTACAATTCTATCAATATCATTACGATCGGTTGCACTTAAACCAGTTAACATTTCATTATATCCATCCGCTTCTGCTTGTACTGGCAAAGGCTGACCATTTACATCAACTGCAACTGGTTTTAATGGCTCATATCCTTTTAACTTTCTTCTTTCGTCTTGAGTTAAATCAACGTCATTAGATAAGTCCGCTCCGATTAAACTAATTGGCTCAAACATCATTTCTAAATATTCACCTGTTTTTATAAATGCTAAGTAAGATAAGAACTCTAGTAAATCATTTTGTCTAGGTTCAATATATCCTTTAACGAATAACTCTTGTAAAGTTAATAAGTCAGGCGAACCGCTTAAAAATGAATCATCAAACTTTATATTAAATAATTCACTAGCCATCTCGTGACCTGCAAATATTTTCTTTTGCGCTCTTTTAGCAGTATAGGTAAATCTATCCGCCATATCAGTTGGCGTAACGTCTATAACCTCTGGTGCTTTATCCTCTCTTTCAGAGTGAACAACCATAACAGCTTCGCCGTCTTCGCCTGTGTATGTTCCTTTAAATCCTCTATCAATAGTAGCAACCATTTTGTCATCTGGCTTACCATTAAAGAAATTAATAATTTTACCCATTGATAAACCATTGTTTACCATTGTGCTATTAGCTACACTTATTGCAATGTCTGTATTAATATCTTCTACAATACTTTGATATTGCGCAACTGGATAAATCGATTCCAATCTACTAGCAGACGCTGAATAGTATTTGAAATCAGTAAAGAAAGTACCAACTTGAATTTCTTTATCATTCCATTTTTTAATTTCTTTTATCTCAATATTGTATTGGTTTTTCTTCCAATCTTTTGAGAAAAATAAAGTTTCCCCATCCTCTGAAATCCTACAATTTGCGGAATTTAAAAAATACATTTCAATAGCTTCACCACTTAAATTAGTTATGATCTCAATATACTGACCGTTAAAGATTTCGGTATTTTCACTAATCTTTTTTCCTACTTGGTTTAAAGTTTCTTTTTTGTTGAAATTATCAATAAAAGCATTTACTTTAATTTCATCAACTGCATTAACTGCTTTTAATCCTTTTCCCCAAATATACCTAGCCTTGCGTTTAATGATAGCCCTATGCTCAGGATGCTCACTGTACAGTCTAATTAATTCTTGAGGGTACAAATTATTTTTACCATACTTAACAAACCCCTTATTATCAACAGTAAACGATAATTTAGGCATAGCCTTTAAGTTAAGTAACTTTTTATTTTCTATAATATTGATACTAGCCATTATATACTATCGTTTCTATTTGATTGCCATTATACTGAGTTATCTCAGATATATTGTCAACTAGATTTAATTTTCCTGTTTCAATTTTATTAGTCGCAAGTAATGGATCTAAATTTGTTGCGCTTGTTTGTTCGTAAACATTGTAAGCGTAAAAACCACTTAATCCTAATTCAAAAGTACCGTTCAATAAATCTTCGGTTTCGTTTTCAATAAAATTAAATTCATTGAATCTTAGTTTATTGTTACTTATATCTTCCGCTATAAAACATTTTACTTCTCCACTTTGGTCGTTTATAACTTCAAATAAATAAACAGCATTAGTTAACGTGGTCTTTTCGGATAGCGTTAAAACTACTATATTGGTACTATTTTTATTAATGATTATCACTAAATTAATATACCAAAAAATGTAAACTTTTACAAAATAAAAAAAGCTACCTAATTTAATAAGTAGCTTTTTTTATTTTAATTAATTTAACTATTAAGTTAATAATCCTGCTAAGATTGTAGGGTCAACTTTTTTCGCCGCTGCTTTTGCTCTTCCTTTTATAGTTAATGTAGTTCCAATGAAATCACCCATTGCAGTACCTGACTCAAATTTAGAATCAATACCAGTAGAACCAAACTCACGTCCTAACATCCAAGCGTCACCGTTTTGCATTACTGCAATTAATACGCATTTGTTTTGTAAGTATAACGAAATCTCTTCTTTATCTAAAGTATTTAATCCGTGCATTTTAATTGACGCTTCCCAGTCGTAAGCGAATGAACCATTTGCGGTTGCTCCAGCACCTGTATAAGACCAATTCCCTTGTTCTATTTCTTGAGCTATTGTTTTAAATGCAAGTGTTTTTGTGATTGCAGTTACAACATTTGCTGTTAACGTTGATGTTGTAATATTACTAAATGGCGTGATATACCATGAAGCAACTCCAGCTGTCGTTAAACAGTCTTTTACTGCGTAATTTTGTGTTAATGGACAAGGCATAATTTTATAATTTTAATATTAATAAATAAGAGGGGATTAATTAAAACCCCCTCATTTTTTTTCTATCCACCGTATAAAGTGATATAACGTTGATTAGTTACCCATGTAGCCATAGCTTGAGTATTCTTAATGTAACGTTGCATTGCACCGTTTGCCACTTTATCAATTTGTAAACTATTCAAATCGCTTGTTGCATCTGTTAACACTTTCAAATAACTAGGTAAAGTTAAAACTCTAAAAGTCGCTCCGATCGGGTGGAATGAAATCTCAACACCATTGTAGTAAATTTTTTCATTTGCCCCTGCCCCTTCAATTAAAAAATTAACTTGTTGCGCTGCCCCTACTGTATTGTTAGCAATTTTTATTAGTTGTCTATCGGCTAATGGCGCAAAAATCATTGGTAATTCACCAGCGCTATTAATTACTTTTTGGTCAGCTCCAGCGTATAATTTACTGTATTCTAAAGCAATGTTAGCACTTGTTACAGTAGTGCCAGTTACTTTGATATAGTTACCTAAACCTGCTCCAGGTACTGTTTTTGATTGAGAGTCATTATATAATATTCTAGTTACTAATGAATCAAATAACGTTGTAGGCATTGCTGCAACTGCTGCTTGAGCCGCTGCTGTAATAGAGCCTTGACCTGCGCCGGGCGTTAATGCTGCAATAGCTGCTTTAGTTGCAGTTGTTGCACCGTTCCAAAGTTTAGATTCAATATCAGCTCCGATAGCTGGTTGAATTTGGATTAATACTTTTTTGTCAAATTCGTCAGACACTACTTCATAAGCACCTGATTTCATTGATTTTTCGAATTTAGTGCCTTTTAATGAATTATCATTAATACGATCTTCGTAATTGAAAGCTACTAAAGATACAGGGGTTCTATTTACACCTAAAGCAATGTTACCAGTTGCTGTTACCTCACCAGTATTTAATGCTGTCATTGTAACATCTACTTTACTTTCGTAAACATCTGTTCCTGATTTGTGACCTTCTTCAATATCAATTACTCTTTCTCTAAGAGTTTTTGAGTCTTGGTATAATTCCTCTGTAATTTGCTCTAACTCAGAGTGGTTTCTTGTTGAGCCTGTAAAATTTATTGGCATAATTGTTTGTTTTTATTTTTGTTTATATTGTTTTAAATCTTCGATTAACCATTCAATTTGTTCTTTAGAACAAACGTCTTTTAAATAGTCTTCAATTTTATTAGAGCCTAATGCTTCTAAGAATACTTTGTAATTAACTCCTTCTTCAAATGGATTAACTACTGATTCAGATTTTTCTTTTGCCATGTTTTTTGTTTTTATAATTTACCTTTGTTAAATAACATTTTTTCGTAGTTGCTCATTTCTTCGTAAGCTTTAGTAGCTTTTTTAGAAGGCTTTTGAGATTCTAAATTAACGGCAACAGCTTTGCCATTTAATTCACTAATAGCATTTAAAGCAACTCCTAAACCTTTTTTTGTTTCAGATAATTCAGCTTCTAAAGTTGTTTTTGATGCTACATTGTTTTTTTCAAAAGCATCTAAACGCTCAGATAATTTTGATAGCATAGCCTTCATTTCAGATTCCACAGGCTCTACCTCTGCAACAGGTGCTTCTACTTCTTTCGGTTTAATTTCAGTAACCACACCAGCAGCGCAAACAATTTTAGTTCCGTCCTCTAATTCAAATTCACCTTCGGCTGGGATAGCAACACCGTCCTCACCAGTAAATGTAGCTGGTGAACCAACTTCCATTTTATCAACAGATAGAACAGTTCCATCAATTAATTTAACGTCTTCTAATTTTGCAACAGTCGGCTCTACTTGTTTAGCTGGTAAATTAATACCGAACTTTGCTAAGTATGTGGCAACTGCTTTTTCTGCTTTTTCACTTAAATTCATATTTTTTTTATTTAATGTTTCTAAATTAATATACCAAATAAATTTGCTTTTTACAATTTATTTTTTTATGAGATTGTAGATAATAGATTCGATTTGTTTTTCGTCTAAGTCAATTTCTTTTTCCAAATCAAAAAAACCCTCTAAAGAAATACCGTTTACTTTACCAGCTTTTGCTTCTTTCCAAATAGCGTCGTTGTTGACTTTCATAGAACAATAGATAGTCCCGTCACTAAGATTTTCAAATCCTTTTGGAGCTGTAATACCTCTACTTTCGTCACTCATAAATATTTCAAATACAAATACGCCTTTGGACAAGTCCTGAGTGTCATGTGTTAATTTTACTTTCTTTTGATTACCGTCACTCATATATTTTTGAAGTATTTGCATGTTAGTGTCTTTTTTATAAACTACATAAAACTCTTCATTTTCAACTTTACGATAGATAGGTAGATCAGCTATAATAACAGGGGCTGTTATAATTCTCTGTTCTTCTTGTAGTGCCATTTTAAATTCAACAGGCTTATGTTCGCTAAACATTAACCACTCGGTAAGCATAGCAGGACTATCTACTAAAGCGATATTTTGAATGCCTTGTTGTTTTAATTCTAATCCGTTTAGATCTTCATTGATCGTAGCGTAATAAATTGGTAGTTTCTTTTCCATTTTTTTTATTTAAAAGTTGATTGTTCTTCTAATACTTTCACGTCGTTTTGTTTGTCATTTATTTCTTTAACGCTTACAGTTGAATTAACATTAATAGTTGGCTTAATAGGTTCTTTTTCACCTCCTACTTTTTTCCCCGTTTCATCGAAAGAAGTAGAACTATTTGTATTTGCGCTTGGAGTGTTAATTGTTGGAGGGCTAGGAACTGCAACGGCTGCAACTCCACCACCTCCACCACCTCCGCCACCGGGATTAAATTTTTGAGATGCTATCTTTGATATATTAACAGCTGCAGTAACTCCAACAGCAGCAGCCGTAACACCTTTTAAAATAGATCCAAATGGTTCTGGAATAACTGATTGAGCAGATAGAGCATTAACAACCCCTTGAATCCCTGATATAGTAGCGTTTGCAATAGCAATACCTTTATTAATATCAAATTGTTTTTTAGCTTGTTTTAATTCTTCGGCACTACCTTTTTGTAGGTTCTTTGTTTTAAAATGAAAGTAAGCGTCTGATAAAGATTGTAGAGAGTTCGTTAAAGATTGAGCAGCTTCTAAAGAGTTGTTTCTCCACATTGCTTCATTCTCAGCATCCTTTTTAGCAGCTTCTTCTTTTTGTTTACTTAAATTTTCTAAAGATATTCTATTCCTTTCCGCTTTCCCCAACTCCATAGCTTCGTCTTGAGCTCGTTGTCTTTCTTCTAAAGCTAATTGGTCAGCTTCTTCTTTAGCTCTAGCTTGGTCTGTTAAGGCTTGATTATCTAATTGATTTTGTTGTTCTCTTGCCCAAAAAGCGTCAGATTCAGCTAAAAGAATATCGTCTTGTATTTTCTTTTTAGCTCTATAATCTTCTTGTTGTTTTAATAACTTGTCATTTTTCTCTTTCTCAGCATTTAAAGTAATTACTTGTTGTTGAGTAGCAGCGTTTTTAATGGCATTTAGTTGCTCAGTAAGTAGTTTGTTTTGCTCTTCAGTTAAAACGCCTCCTTGTTTTACATACGCTATCGTTTGCTGAACTAATGCTTTGTTAGTTTCAATTATAGCTTGTTGTTTTGCTATCTCTAAATCAACTGCACTTTTACCACTAGCTTTTGCTACTGCTATTTGCCTATCATATTCCGCTGTCTGTCCTGCTAATGCGTCTTTAGCTGCGTTTGCATTTTCAACAGTAGCCTCACCCATTTTGTCGAGTTGGCTATTTGTCAGCCCTAAAGCGTCGGTTAATTTATAAGCAGCGTTTGTAATTGAATTAATAACATCTCCAACACCTCTCAATACTTGAGCTAACACACCGCTGCCTTTAGAAAGCTCTTCAAAGTTTTCTACTAAGTACATTACTGCCTGAACTATTAATCCAATTCCTACGGCAGCCAATGCGGACTTCATAGCAACTAAACCAACTTTTACTTTATCAAAATCTAAGTTTCTTAAGCCTTCACCTAATTGATTAAATCCCTCACTTGCACGTTCTACGCCGCTACCTTTTAAAGATTTAGTGCTATCCGCTAAATCGTCAACTTTATCTTTTAAAGCTGAAACTTTTTTACTAGCATCGACAAACTCTTTTGAGCTTTCACCGAAAACGGCAGCTGCTCTGACTTGTTCGTCTTTAGCAGCTTTAATGGCATTCTTTAAATCCTTTACGGAATTTATAGATTCCTCAGTCCCCTTGACCTCAACTTCTATCGCTATCTTTTTATCCTCTGCCATTTTCTAATGCTTTAATTAAATCATCATTACCAGTTACTGCAACATCTAAGCACATGTGAATACATATTAACCCGTCAACTATTACTTGACTAGGTTTGTTATTCATTAGGCTTTCTAAAAGTTCTATTTTTTCTATCATATTCTTATTTTTTCAATTAAACATTCAGTTACTATCACTCCAGTATTAGCATTAGAATATTGTAACTCCATTGTAAAATCTAATGTATTAGAAATAGTCGTATTTATAGGACTTATACTAGCTGTTAAGCAAAGTGATTCGGATAGTTTATAAAAAGTATTAGCAGCATCTAGTTTAGTGTAATTAATTGTTCCGTGCGACATAAAAGAACCACTACTACCAACTGTTCTAACTGTTATTAATGCTTCAATTTCAAAATCTCTCAAATCAGGGTTTGTGTCTATAATTCCATTACATGTGTTTGTTTCTAACGTAGTGCCATTAATTTTAAATCTAGTTTTAAAATAACCAACTACATCAGGTAAAGTAAATATAGCTGCGTAAACTCCTTTAATTTTAATTCTAATAACATCACCAACATTTAAGCTACTAGCTGGTATAGTTACGCTTCCCAAACCTGTGCCTATCAATGATGTTTCAGTAGTTGTATTAGTTACTGATTTGTTTGAGGTTTGAACGAATAAAACATTTGTTTGAGAGGTAACTCCATTTATAGCGTTGTAACCGTTAGTAGTAACACTTACATCATTAGTATTAATTACACTAGCATTACTTACATTTTCTTCTACTTTTATATTATTTCCAATGGCAGTTATATTAGAACAACTTTCGGGAATGTAAATGTTTTCTCCGACAGCTATACAATTTTCACCTAAATTAATAACATTTTTACCAACATTTAAACTTGTGTTCATTCGAGCAGTTAAAACATCTCTTCCGCTCGATACCGTTTCAATTTCAATTATTCTTATTGATTGTGGAGTGAAAACATTTGCAGTTAGTAATTTTACCAACTCAAATTTTGTTGACGTTTCATTTAAAGGAGTGTAATTTTCAATTTTGTTTACAATCCAATAAGCGCCGTCACTAAATATTCTATGTCTAAAATTAAATTCATTAATATCTTTTGAATTTAACCACAAATATTTAGTTTCAAATTTAGAATCTCTGTTAGTTAAATTTTCAATGTAGTATTTATGAAAACGATTATAAAAATTATTTGTTGTAAAATAAGTATTAACGTATGTGTAGTAAACTTCTTTAGGTAACCCAAAATTCAAATCAATAGTAGGATTAAACGGATCGTCCGTGTGCCCAGCGTATAGATAATCATTCGTAATTAAATCAGCGTTACCAAAATCTTTATAAGTGTATGGATTAGCCGTTTGCTTAACGCCACCGCAAACTAATAGCCTAATATTTGGCACTATTGGTTTCTTAACTGTAATACCTCCATCTTGCTCTTCTTTGTAAATACGAGGATGAGCAATGCCTAAACCATAGTTTGCAGCGTTTGGAGTTGGAGAAAAAATAATCTCAGTTACTTTGTCGTTTTTACTAAAATCATTTTCAATATCTATCTGTTCACTTCCAAAAACTTCGTTCCAAGTATTTTTATATTGTTCGTTAAATTTATCTTTGTCCTCTTTATATTTGAAAATATATCTTTTGCTATCTAGTATATTTACGTTAACAGTCTTTTCCTTGTCTTCGTCTGTTTTGCCTTCGTAATTTAAAATAGGTAAAGTATTATAAAATGTATCAAATGATTCAATGATTAAATTAGTTTTGTCATCGGGGTCTAAGTCAATATACAAATTTAAAGCCTTAACAATTGACATTAACAAATCCTTTTGTTTTATTTTTGTTGGCAAAGCGTTTTGAGCTAACAAAGTATTACCAGCTATTAACTCTTTTCTTGTTGCAAGTGCATAAAACGAAGTCTTTGCAGCTCCACTAATTAATTCGATTGTTACAGTTCCAGTTCCTGTTGCTACAACGTTGTTGCTAACATCGTAGTAAGTAATTCCAAAAAGCCTTAAATAACTTTGAGCCTCTAAATAGTCGCCAGCCGTTAAGAACTGTTCGCCAGTTGCTACTTGGTTTGTGAAGTAGTAATATGTGTTAATGTTTATTTTAGATCCATTATTATCATAATTAACATAGCTTTCATATGACAAATTAAACCAGCCAATACCACCATTTCCTGATTTTCTAATTCTTTTTCCGCTTTGATGTAGTGCCTGAGCATTTACGACTGATGGGTCTGTATGGGTAAATGATATTCTGTAATAGTCAGCAGCTGCGATATTATAATATCCGCTATCGTTAATTATAGCATAAGTTCCTGCACTTTGAGAGCCATCATCAAAGAATCCATCACCACTTGTCTCATTAGTATAGTTAACATTTACCCATGCACTATTAGCAGTTCTTACACTATTAGCAGTTAATCCAACGTAAAATTGTCTATTCTCTAATTGACTTTGAGACAGTGGTATGCTTGTCAGATTTGGGTAAACAATATACTTTTTAAATTCAGCGCTATCTAGTATTGAACTTGTAAATGTGTAACCTGCTTTTGTAATTATTTTTTCAATGTATTCCCTTAAATGAAAACATGGTAAAAAATCAGTTGTATTCCAAACAGTATCAGACCCACCGTTACTACCTTTATCAATGAATGGATATACAACATCTAAGCCAGTACCGTAATTCGCACGTGTACTTATTTGGGTAGCTCTATTGTATGTATGATCGTAATCACTAAAGTCCAAGTCTTCCGAACTGTTAGCGTTTCCAACGATTAATTTTTCACCTATCTCAACAAACAAAGAACCACCTTCTCCGATAATAGAACATTCGTAAACCATGCTATTATCAGGTCTCTTAACTATTTTAAGCAATTGTAAACTGCCTTCAAAATTTAATATTTCATTTACAAAATATTTGCATGGGGTTTTTAAATTCTTGTTAAAATATTGAGTTGCAATATTAACTTCAAATATATTTTCAAAGCATTTGTTAATTTCATTTGATGCGTCTATTGAAATTGTCAAGCTCCTAGATGCTTTTCGCTTATCAGGCTCTCTAACATCGGCTAAGTTAAAATTCAAAGATACAGGTATATTATCATTGAATGGCTGTGATTGTAAACCGCTGCCATCTTTATTAAAAATCTCTAATCTAGTTACTACTGCCATTATATACCTCTTTGTCTAGTTTCTTTAACATCATATTCGCAAGTAATTTTCATGCTCAACAATGGATCTCCAAATCCTTTTGGAATAGGCAAACTACTATCTGTTAAAGTGAATGATTTATAATTTTGGTTTTCGTCTACTATCCACGAAACAGGACTATCCCAAAGCTCTTCAAGTGCTTCAATTTGTGAAGCTGTAATCCAATTAGTATTTAATGTGATTTGCTTTGCCGTTTGAGTGCTTACTGTTTTTGTCTCAGATTCCCAAACATTAGACCCATAAGTTAACCCACCTATAATTCTTTTAGGATTCAATCTAACTGTATTGTTTTTCTTTGTTACAGTAACCGAGTTAATCATCTCAAAATTAAAGCGCTGTATGTTTCCATTGCGTTTTAAATATTGAATAGTGAATTTTTCATATTTAGTATGTAAATCAGTAAATGTGTATGAAGTAGAATAGTAAACAGTTGCACCGTTTTTAATCTCAACCCCAACACTCCAACCGTTTAAAGGAGTGTAACCATTAGCTAGTAATGTCTTATAGCCTATGTTAGCGTAGTATATTAATTGATTAGTAGTTGGAATAGTTAAAGTTATAGTGCCTTGTAATACGGCTAATTCATTATATACTTTCAAAACAATGTCAGTAGTTGAGTTTCTAAAAAAGTGAATCCAAATATCATTCTTAACGTCCGCTATATTTTCAGGTTCGTTAAATTCTTTAACAACGTTGCTTAGCAACTTAATATTTGAAGCACTTGAAACGTAGTTAAGATAATTATAATTTCTAAAATCTTCATCTGTTAGACAAGCATCAAAAGCTATGTAGTTAATAGTAGTAGTTGCGTGAATAGAACCAGTATAATATTCTTTAATCTTAACCTCAACCGTGCAGCTTTTCCCTTCTGCATACTTACAAAGGGAATTTGTCGGGTTAAAGTAATCTCTAGTAATATAATTCTTAACTATTTCAATAGGATCGTAAACCAAATACCCGTCAGGACGCTGAAGTATATTTTCAGTAAAAATAGTACCTCCATTTACTTGAACTGTAACAATGTATTTAAAATCAGGTAATGCAATTTGATTTGATTTAAACAGAAATGTTTGGTCATTATAAGCTGGAGTGTATGCTTGTGGTATCTGATATTGTATTAATGCCATTAGTTACTAATATTTATTATTATATCCGTTTTTATTAATTCGGATAATCGTTTTTGTAATTCTTCAATCCTACCATCATTTATAACATCGGTAAAAAAATTAGTAGGTTCGATTGTTTTCTTCTTTAAAGAACGTGCCACTAAAAAACCAGCTGCTTTCTTTGCCCTATCAAATGGCATCTTCTTTAATTTCTTTAATCCATTTTTTCGTTTAGATAAGCTTTGCTTTTCCTTCCTAGCTTCTAAATCAGATATTCTAATATTTTCAGCAAATCCACTTAATCCGCTCCACTCTGATATTTTATTTTGTCCCTCTTCGCTAACACTTCCCGGTTTCCTTCCTTTGTCAACAATGTCCCAGTAGTCATTCATTACAAATGTAAATCTTAAAACACCGCCCGAGTAACTTATTGGCAAAGCCTTTGCGCTATTCTCTAAACGACTTGTTCTTTTACGACCACCATGTTTAGCAGCCCTAGCGTCCAACTTACTTTTCAATGATGCCTTAGTATCAACGGTGAGCTTTAAACCAAACTCATTAAGTAAATCTTTTATGTCGTCATTTAGAGCCATTCAACATTATTTCAAATTTTCCTTTGTCTTTCAAGTAACTTAACTTAGTATAGAACCTTAATACATTCCAATTATAAATATCATCTTCACTTAATCCGCTATCCTGAACGACTAAGCTAATCGAGTATTCCCATCCCCACCTTTCAAAAAAGTCTGAAACTCTCGGTCTTCCATCATCGTTTTCGCGTGTGCTTGTATCATTTCGTTTGCTTTCAGTAAACAATCCTCTATAATCACGCTGTAACTTTTCAAACAATTTGAATAAAAAAAAACAGCCCCTAGAGAATCTTTTAATTTACTTTGCTTAAAAAGTTCTACGTTTTTAAAATGATTTTCAGGTTTATATTTCCAACCAAATAGAGTTAATTCTTGGTGGCAAATAGCCATTAACTCAGGCATACAAGCAATGTAATCATTGTTGTTAGCCTTTAATATTTCTGTGAAATCCTTTTGTTGAGCCGTTGTATATTGGTCAATAGACTTAATGTATCTAAATTTTTTATAAGCTAAAGTAAACGACTCAGGACTAGCCATTGAATTAATAGGCTCGATTAAGAAGATAGCGTCTAATAACTTTTCGTAAACTAAAGAAGGTTTTAATGTTTCAATATATTCAACTGATTTGCCTGATAGTATAGATAATCGTTTAATTGACTTATCCAAATTGTCTAGTGTATCATCGTTTTTTAACGCTTCAAGTTCTTGAAACTGATTAACTGTTAAATCTTCGTATCGTTTAGGTATATTCATACATTTTAATATACCAAAAAATATAAGTTTTTACAAAACTATTGAATTATAAAAGTTGATTTCTTTAACCTATTTAATGCAACATAACGAACGCCATCTATTGCATGATCGTTGCCTACTTCGGGAACATTTGTTTGTTTGCCGTCTTTATCAGTAGCCCAACGATAAGTTCTTAACTCACTCTTTAAATTAGTTGAGCGTTTAGTTACATTGATTGTATGCCTTAGTAAAGTATCTAATCCATTCTTAATGCTATCAGCGCCTTTCTTAGCACCTTCAATTCTATACCCAGCCCTTCTAATATCTTCTATACTTTTAGGCTCAGCACTATCAGCTACAATCATATCATGTCGTTTAATTCCTAATGATTCAAACTCTTTAATTATATCACTATTAGTTAGCTTAGTCTTATAAAGTAATTCATCAAAGTAAAGTTCACCATTGTAACGATATACGGCTGTTAATGTAGTAGGGTCATTCGTAAACCCAAAATCCATTCCATAGGATATGAACTCAGCTTCTTTAGGTATATCTTCACATTCTTTCCAATTCTCGAATATAACGCCTATCAAATTGCCTATGTTTCCTAATCCGTAAACTTGCCATAAGTTAGCCCAGTATTTATTCTTAACCGTTCCGTCTTCATTGTAACCCTGATTATAATAGTTTAGAATTTCGTCACGCTCACCCTCTTTTAGGCACTCATTGTCTTTGAAAGTTAATTGTATGAAGTCGCAGTCTGGTCTAGGTAGTATGTCAGTATCAACATAAAATTCAGCATCGGGGTTGTAATCCAAATAGATATTATCTGAACGGGAAGCCATTTGCCTAAACGTTTCCTGATTAACTTTATTAACCTCATTGAAGTAAACAACATGAGAACGCAACCCCTTACCGACATCTTCTTTATCTAATCCTATAAACTTAATATTTGAACCATTTGGGTAACGATATTCACGACCTGCAAGAAATCTATCTTCACTAAATAAACCAGCTTCACGCATAATATTAACGAAATCCTTTATAACAGTATCTCGCATCTTAGTTAACTCAGCACTTACCACATAGATATTCCTATTAGGTTTACTACTAGCGTGGTTAATAAGAATGGTTAATATGCTAAATGTTTTAGATGAGCCTTGACCACCTCTAACAGCTCTATACTTTTTTCTTAAAGCTGCTATCTTACGAAGCGCTGTTGTTTGTTTGAGTGGCATTAATCCATTGGTTTATCAATCGGGTCAATATTAAGAATCGACACATTAGTATTTTCAGTTTGCAATTTATCTGTCCAACCTAATTTGTTCTTAGCGTAGAATATTCCTTTGCCTTCATTTGCAACTATATCCCCAGCTAGTGCCAAAAATAAATTATCTATTTTTTTAATAGTGTCCCGTTTTAACTCATCTTCACCTTTACGCCACTCGTAGTAAGTATTCCTACCTAATGTATCTAATTTCAATAAAGGTAGCCATATGTTAAGAAAATAAGCAATAGTAGGTATATGCCTATCTTCTATCTTTACTATTTTACCTGAACCAGTTGCAACCTCTTTAGTGTGTGACAAGCACTCTTTAATGTATGCATCAGCATAGTTAGGTAATTCGTTTATGAAGTCAATTGATTTTGCCATTGTTAAATACTTTCAAGTTGTTTTATAGAAAGGCTGTTTATTTTATTCCAAGCTTTACTAAATTCAGATATTGCTTTTGCCATTCTTTTTTTATGTGCTTTTTTCTTTTTTCGTGGCAAATCTTTAGCCACTACTTCCTCAAAACTAAGTGTTGCCATTATTTTTTCTTTTTAAGAACTACTACTTCTTCTTGACTATTTATATAAGCCAATATAATTTTAAACGTATCCTTGAATTTGTTTTCGCAAGTTGAGCAACCTACTAATATTTCGGCTGTACTATCTATTTTAGAATAAGCTTCTAAAATTTCTTTAACTACTTGTTGGCTTTCGTCTGGACGGATTAAATCCCTTGCGACCATTTCAATAAATCCTTTGTGTTTTACTAATGTTTCCATTTTATTTTAATTTTCTTTTTAATTCTTTTTTAAACTTGTCGTTTTGATATATCAATTTTCTTTGGTTAAGTCCTAATTCTTGAGCTACTTGTCTAGTACTAGTAACAACTGACTTAAATAACACTTCGCTTTTAAATTTATCAATTTTCGATATTTGTTCTATTTTCTCATCAATTTCAAAATCATAGATATTTTCATTGTGATATTTGTCAGCGTTCAAATTCATTTTAGTAACCCTTTCGTTTTTGTCATCAAATTCAGTGTAATAGTCATGTTCTAATACATGAAATCTGTTGCAGTTTTCTACCATAGGACATTTAGTGTTAACTAGATCATTGTTTCTTAACCTGTGTGAATTTAAACCTTTAATGCAATTGCTGCAATATGAGATGAATTGAGCGTCGTTGTATTTATTTAATAAAAATTCATCAGGTTTTTCGCATAAATAAAGTAAGAACTCTTGGTATAGATCATTGTGAATGTCCCGATAGTTGCACAATTTAACTGCTAAATTTCTTAGCAACTTAGAGTTTGCAGCTATGGTAATCAATTGATTCTTATCCATTAATATTGCAAATATACAAAATTATTGACATTCCGCACAATTATTTTTTTGTTCAGTTGTTGGGTACAATGTTAGCCCTTGTTGAGAGTACTGAGTCATTTTCTCATTACGTTCCTGTTCGGTTGCAGCGCAGTATAGATAAGCTTTGTTACCGTTAAAATTAGAGTAAATGCACCATACTTTTGAAGTTGGTTGCTGTTGAGTTGGTTGTTTGGTTGTTTTCTTTTTGTCGCAGTTCGTCAAAATTAATGCTAATGCTAGGATTGTAATTGTTTTCATGTTTATTTGTTTTTTTAATTTTTTTAATTTGAGTTAAATGCTTTTGTGAAATCTTCTATTTTCATAATCTAAATCGGTTTAAATGTTTTGTTATAATAATCTATTGAATTTGATTGTTCCATTAATCCAGCATCGTAAGCATCGATGATCTGTTGTTTTTCTTGTTGTAGTATTTCAGTAGCTTTTATCTGTAATTCTAAAGGTAATTCAAAGGAATATGCATTAAGCCACTCTATCCATTCATTCATTGCTGTTTTCATGTTATTTGTTTAATTTTTCGTTAATTGTTTTATATTTTTTTAATAACTGATTTTAATAAAAACAGTATATCATCTGGACTATTGCCATTAAACTCATTACAAATAGATTCTGCATCTTCTATCGAACATAATCCTAAGTTATGATGTATAGAGCCTGCTAATTCAAATGAAGGCACGTAATCGTAATGCTCTGCAATATCGTGAGCAATTACTAATCTTTTCAATATTTCAATATTTATTTCCATAATCTTAAAAAGGGTTTTCTATATTTTTTAATTTTTCGTTAATTGTTAAAAAGGGTTAACTAATCCGTTATAAAACATAATAAATTCGTCAAAATCTCTGGCTATAAAGTAAATACCACCTGCACGTTCAATATTCTTTTGATATTCCTTTTGTGCATCTGATTGTTTATCCTTCATCTTAACCTCTATTTTTACAGATAATCCTTTAATTGTTGCTGAAATATCAGCTGATCCGTTTGTTCCACTACCTTTAATATACTTGCCTGTTCCAATTTTACGAGTATTACCTAAAACATCTTTAACCATTTTTGAATCATCAATATAACGTCCAGTTGTTGAAATACGTTCTGCTTGCCATCCGTTTAAATTTAACCAACTAACTATACACTTAGTAAGACCATTAGCAGTCTTATCAGTAAATGTAGTTTTAGGTACATAATCAGGACGCATTGAAGTTTGAGAACATCTAATAGACCAGTCTAGGTCTGTTAAATTTTGTAGTGATTGTTTTTGTTTTGCCATATTGTTTTTGTTTTTTACCTATTTTTTACCTATTTTTTACCTATTTTTTACCTTGTAACATACTGATTATTAAGTATATATATATATAAGTAAAATATATATATATAAATACTAAAAATTCTTATAAATTATTTTAGTATATTTTTTTTCGTGGTAACTTGTAAAACGTTTTTTACTTTTACTTTTTACTTTAAAAATCAATTTCTTCATTATTTATTATTATATCTTTCTGATTATCAATAATTTGCTCTTTTTCAATTTTTGAACGAAAGTAAAAAGGTGCGCCAGTAATCATTGAAGTTGTCTGAGAATGTTTGTTAAAAGGTAGATATTTTTTAACTTTTAGTGTTTCAATTTTCATTTCTTCCTTTATAACTTTTCTAATATAAGATATACTTATTTGATTATTATTTAAAAACCATTCATTTTTAATATCTCCTGCAGTTGCTTCAAATTCATTTACATTATTGTTATTAAAAAAGAAATCTAAATGATATTCAATTTCTTTACAAAGACTAGATTTTGATTCGTTTTTAATACTATCAAGTGCAGTAGTTTTTATTTCATCTTTAGTAAATACCATACGAGATAATGAAAAATCAATATCAGGTAAATCTGTTAATAGTTTTAAAAATTTAGGTATTTCAGTTGTTAAATCTTCTTCAATATTTGTATTTCTTTTTCCTTTTATAGGGTTAATTTTACGAACCCAAAAACGTATTTCTTCGTCATCAATACGCATAAAGTCATTTTCTTTGTTTGTGCATATAATAACTTTACCAAAAAAAGGCACAGAATAATGCGCTACAAATTTTTGAGATACTGACATTGATTTTGCAGTTGCTATTGATTTAAGTTTTTCAACAGTATTTTGTTTTTCAATCACAGTTTCATCAATCATAATTATATTTTTCGTAGCGTATGAGTCATTAAATCCAGAAGCTAAATCACTTGGATTGATTAACGTAGAATTTTCGCCAAATAATATTTGAATATAATTAAGAAATGTAGTTTTTCCAGTTTCACGTTCAGTTGAAACAAGTGCTAATATTGGCATTATTTGTTTAGGATGCTCATAAATAACCTTCATATATTTTAATCCAAGTTCCCATTGTTCTCCAAAAATATGTTTTATTAATCCTATTGTGGTAGGTATATCATTTAATGAAACATCTCCATCAAATGGTTCGTGTGAGAATTTAGAATATAGATTATAGCAGTTATTTTCAACAGGTATAAATTCCTTGTTATTTGGAATAATAGTAAAATCGTCAAATCTATTAATGTGGTCTATTAATTTTTTACCGTGATCATCTGTAATTGTTGATTTGTCCCATTTTTTTAATATTGTTTGTGGCACACCATATCTATTAGTTTTATTAAAAACTTTAAATAAATCAATACCTACACGGATATAAGGTATATCACTTTTCATTACATAAAAATTAATAAAGCTAATAGCGTGATTAGTATTACCTTTAAATTTTACTGCAGCTAAAAGCATAAATTTTGATATACTTTGTCCTGTTGCTAAATCAAAAGAATTTTGTTTGTTAACGTCAACTAATCCATTTTTATTTAAAACAAAAGTAGGAGATTTAGAAGTTATTTCTCCTGTTTTTTCTATTGTAACAAATGTAGCTGAATTATCAGTATAAGATATACAACCCTTTGTTGATTCAAAAATTTGCTCAAAAGTTCCAAAGAAATTAAAATAGTCTACTGGAGTTAGTAATGGGTTTGATTCTGGTTTCTTAAATTTGCTCATTGTTTTTCATATTTATAAAATTACAAAACCATTATTGATGCGTTTGGGCTACCAACCCTAGACAGGCTCTAACCCCCGTCAACACACCAATAATGGTTTAAATGTTTTTTATGTTAGAGTATATTAATCCGTTGGTTATTCGGATATTTGCAAATATAATAATTATATTCTAATAAATAAAATTAATTAGTTAATACATTTTTTAATTCAAATATTTCAAAAAATCTAGATAAGTAATTAATATTTAATTCACTACAATTATTTAAACATATTGATATTATTATTTTAGGATTTATTTTGAAAACATTATGATATTGCTTATAAACAGATATACTATCTATAATATTAGTAAAAGCTAGTAAATCATTTTTATTAATATCTAAATCGTCTATAAATATTACTTCAGTATCTTTATTGCAGTCTCCAAATAAAAAATTACATTTCATTAATTCATTTCTTCCGTTTATTATTACACTTTTATTATTAGCCATTAATAAATTAGCTAATCTAGATTTACCACTAAATTGTTTTCCTATTATTAAAATTCCTTTTTTCATATTAATTAGTTAAAAAAACAGGATTTAACATTCCTTTATTTATCATAGTAAGACTTGTTTTTTTATAAACATATCCTTTTTTTGATAAGTAATGATGCGAGTCAATCATTTTATTTATCATTTGTATTGAATAGTTATAATCTAAATAACCTGCTCCAACATAACCACCTAATAAATAAGCTGTTGCTCTTAAAATTCCGTGACCTGAGTCAGTTATTGTATTAATACGGTTAAGTATTATTTTTTCAATACTAGATGTTTTATCACTTACTACATATTGAATAACAGGTGGTTTTTTAATAGGAATAAATTTACGAGTCCAAACGCTATAATCATTTCTAATTAATATTTCGGGATCATAAGACATAAATAAAGGTAAAACACAATTTTTAGGTGCGGCATCAAAACCTTTATAACTACCTAATTCGTTTTGAATAGCATTAAAATAATGTTTAAATTCATCTACACTAGAACAAATTGGTATTTTAACAACAGCCCTGACACCTCTTTTAGAAGCACTAAGCCATGAAGATATAATAAATTTATTTTTATTAAAAAGATATTCTTTAAATTCTTTTGCGTATTCTACAGATTCCATTTTATCAAAATCTAACATAAGTAATCCAGTAAAATGTTTAATATTTTCATATTTACGTTTACCTTCAATAAACACACAAGGGTTAAAAGAATATAGTTTTGTTTTTAGTTCCTGTTTTAGTTTAACATCTTTGTTTTCATCAGCTATCATTATCTGTTCAAAGATATGTTTTATATCTTTTTTAGGGCTTTTAATAGCATTAAGTAAATAATCTAATGAAACGTAACCTAAAGGAGTATGATGTGTAATATCAGCATCATAATAAGGAAAAATTATATCTTTCATATACTAAGTTTTTTTAAAAGTTTAGTATAATTTTCGTGATGTAAACCGTTTATCTCATTACTGTTCCATTTTAATCTAGTTGAAAATATAGTCTTATTACTAACTGAAAAAAAGTAACTACCATCTATGTGTTTACGAACTTCGCCAACATTAAAAGCCCCTAAAAAACCATTAAATGAATGATGTTTATAATGTTCTTCGTGCCTATCTTGATGCCATTTACAAAAAGGTTTTCCATCAAATGAAACATTTTCAATATTATTTATAACACTTGATCTCTCATTCATTAAAAAATACTTGTAAGATAATGGAGGACAAATAAAAATAGGTATCTTCTTAAATATTCCAGCATGAACTTCAAACTCATATTCAGTATATCTAATGGCTTGTTTTACATATTCACCTATTTGTTCACCTCTTTTAGAATCAGGTTTTTTACATTCTAAACCAAAGTGTATGTTATTAGGTAATGATAATAATATATCAATTCTACCCTTTCTACATTTACTAAATACTTCAGTCTTAACTTTGAAATGTTTGCTAAAAGATTTAGTTAGTTGTTCTACAAATTCCGCTTCTGTTTTAATCATGTTTGTTTAGTTTTAAATAATCAATATTAGAAAATTTATACCCTTCAAAATCTACTATCTTTTGAACTGCATGGTAAATGGTTTCGGCTAAAACATTGAACTTTCTGCCAGTTGGTGATTTAATAAAATATGTTTTCATATTGGTAAAATAAGAAACCCACCTAAAAAGAAGTTGCGATTTCCTTTTAAATGGGTTCTTTTAACTATTAAAGTTAAATTTTTGAATCTGTCGCAACTCAGATATTCTGCAAATATAATAATTAATTTTCTTTAATGCAAAAAAAAATATATATTTACATTAACAGTACCTATGGGCCTCTTATTAATGACGAAGCTCTAACAAATTGGCTACTTGTTATCTTCGGTTTTTTATTTTTTCTATCTGATAATCAACACTTTACGAAATAATGTAAAAATAAATTTGGTAGTTGTGTACAAAGTGTGTACATTTGTATCAGATAATTAATTAATAACTTTTAAAAACTCTGACAAATGAAAAATTTATTAAACTTAGCAAATGCAAAAAAAGCAAAATTAGAATCTATGCCAACTGTACAATTAGCAGCTTGCCAAAATAATGGAATGACTGTAATTTCTGAAAACGGAAAATTAATTCCTTCAACCGAATTGCAAAAATTCGAAAATGGATTTGCTTTTGTTAGCGGATTATTTGCATCTGAAATGGTTGGTGTAATGGTTGCTTGTCGTCAAAATAATATTAAAGCGTAATTATATGGTAAATTTTTATAACATTGACAATATAGACTTTATGAGAAGTAAACCTGACAAATATTACGACCTTGCAATAGTTGACCCGCCTTATGGGCTTGGGGTTGTTAGAAGCGTAAACGGTAATATGACTTTAAATAAAACATTTAATAACAATTTTGATAAATGGGATATAAAGCCAAAAAAACAATACTTTGAAGAATTATTTAGAATAAGTAAAAATCAAATAATATTTGGCGGAAATCATTTTACGAATCATTTGCCTGAATCTGCCCATTGGATTGTTTGGGATAAAAAAATAGCAGGAAATAGGTTTAGTAATTGCGAATTAATTTGGACATCGTTTGGTATTAGTTATAATGAAAAGGAAAAAATGTCAATTAGAAAACTAACTCATTCTGTTGGCAAAAAATATCATCTTACTGGAAAACCAGTTAGTTTATATATAGATATAATTTCAAGATATGCTAAGAATGATTTTAAATTAATTGATACAAATGGCGGGTCTGCTACAATTGCTATTGCTAAAGAAAAAATAAACTTAAATTTAACTTTAGATATCTGCGAAACAAACGATGTTTATTATAAACAATCTATTTCAAGATATACAGAATTTAAAAAACAATTAAAACTATTTTAATTATGAAAACTTACAACGTAATCCTAACAGGACAGCAAAAACACATTAAAGGGAATTCATTTGAAAATCAAACCGAATCTCAAGTTAATCAAATTATAGATAAATACATTTCGGATGGCTACGACCGCCCGAAATTTAACGGAGATTCATTTGAATTAAATAATGATTTATACATTGAAATAAAATTAATATCTTAACAGGTCAGAGGGTTAAGCCTCAACTCAAACCACGCTCGATATACGGTAGCGTGGATTTTGAGGTATAAGAGTTCATTGACGTATTGTGAAGACCTACAAG